TAGCCATGACGTATCACCAGGCTAGGGCCATTGCCCCAGGGGCAAAAATTTTTATCACATACATGACTGCGGCTGGTACACCAAGTGTGCCACTGGAGCATGTGTGGGATCCACAAGAAACCGCCCCCACTCCCAATTTACGGCGGTTTAATGATACCGAGGTTTGCGTGTACACGCACCCTCAGTTGTCCCCTCTTCCAGGCCCGCTTGAGTCCATGTTCGTAGAAGACATGCAAGCTGGACCTTCAGTGTACCATGTTGAGGGAAGAGTCATGAAATTGGTGCGAGATTCTCACGAGTTTTTGCCCAACGATTTTGTTGGCGCTCCTGAGGAGATCGTGCCACATGTCTGGTCAGGCGTGGTACACCTGAATACCCACGCCCTCACCATTGACAATTACAAGTGGGGGGGCGATTACAAAATAAATATTCCCAGGTCATTGGTGGGTTCATACCCTAATGCCAGGGAGGATTGCGGCGGCCTTTTATTCGCCAAGATCCACAATTCCTATAAAGTTATAGGAATGCATGTTTCTGGGGAACAATTAGCAGATGGCTCGTATTTGTCAGCCGCTGCCCTTTTCCCCAGGCCGAGCTTGTTTATGTCGGCTCAATCAGGTTTGCGCACCTTAACAGTCGAGGCTGGCAAGGATACACGTGGAGTTTCCAAGGTCGGTTTTATTAAGGCCGAAGAAGTTCCGCGCGCTCCTCGCAAGTCCTCTTTTGTTGAGGTGGAGGTAGAATTGAAGGTCCCAGTTCCTCCTGGCGTACCTTTGAAGCAGATAGCCATCTTGTCCAACTCAGACGAGCGCCTTAAAGGCACTCAATTTGAGGGATATGATCCGCTCAGGCAGGCTACTGTCAAGTGCGAGGATCCGATGTTCGATTTAAGGTCGGACGTTTTGGAAGATGTGCTAGAGGATGTGCTAGAGACCTGGTTTGATTGCGCACCCTCATTAAGCCTTCTTTCTGATGAAGAGATGGTTAATGGCAACGACGAAGAGGTTTTCCTCGATGCTGTCGTCCATTCCACTTCGGAGGGATATCCCTATGTTCTCGAGAGAGGACCAGGGGAGAAGGGTAAGGAAAGGTATCTTGAACAAGATCCTACCTTGCCCGAAGGCAAACTGAGGGTCCGTCCCGGGACCTCTGTGCACAGGGACTTGCTCGCCCTAGAAAAGAGCATTCACTCTACCATCCCTATTTTAGT